TCTAACAATGAATATAGAAAGTGGTTGTCACTACAGGATAAAGGGTATCAGCAAAAACTGAACACCACCAATTCTGCTTCAGTGATATCACGTTCCATAGCAAAGTTTACGTCCGCTAAACCAGCGCCGTCAGCAAGGCAATCGCTGATACGTGATGCAATTACACCCAGAGGCGACGGTGGAGGAATGACCAATACCGACGCTTTAGATGAATTTAATGCCGGCTTTGCCGGCAAATAGGAGATTTAACCATGTCGATGCAAACCTTCGCCCTAACTACAGGGCGTATTAACAAGTTCAAAGGTCAAATTCTGTCGCACGCAGTGCCGCTGGAGTGTTTGGGCCGTTCCGGCCGTCAAGTCAAAATGCCCAAAAACAGCAGCGACACCTACGTAGCTCGTCGTTGGTTGCCGTATGGTGCCACTTCGACGACTGCTAGCAGCCAAAACCAGTTTTTTCAAAACGGCACGGGTAACCGTGACATTGCTATCTCGCAAGCGCATTTGACTTCGGAAGGCGTGACGCCATCCCCGGAAAGCATCACTCCGGTGGATATCACGGTAGTCATGCAGCAGTATTCCTGCCTGTATGGCTTTACCGACAAAACCTATGACCTGTACGAAGATGACATTCCGAAGGCCATGATCGAACAAGTTGGCGAACGTATGACGTTTGTTAACGAAATGATTGTTTACGGCGCGCTGCGCGGTTGCACCAACCAGTATTATGGTGGCACTGGCACTACGCTGGCTACGGTTAACGGCCCGTTGACGCTTGGTATGGTTCGTAAGATTGCAAAAAATCTGCAGGCCAACCACGGTAAACCGGTCAATAAAGTGCTGTCGGCTTCAGGTAATTATGGCACGGACGCTGTGGCCGAAGGCTACACCGTGTATTGCCATACCGATCTGGAACCGGACATTCGTGATATTCCGGGTTTTATTCCAGCTGAAAAGTATGCTTCGGGCACTCCGATGCCAAATGAAATTGGCAAGGTGGAACGTTTCCGTTTCATCACTTCGCCGGATTTGCCTTCGGTTCAGGATGGCGGCGCGGCAATTGGAGCTACCGGTCTGTATTCGACGACTGGCACCAGCATTGACGTGTATCCGTTTATCGTGACTGCCCAGGATGCTTGTGGCCAAATCGCGGTGCGCGGTATGGACTCAATGGATCCCACTTTTATCCCCCCGGGCATGAAATCAAAGTCCGATCCGTTTGGTCAACGCGGTTACGCCGGCACCATTTGGTGGAAAGCCGTTATGATTGAAAACGCGGGCTGGATGGCCATTGGCAACGTTGGGTCAGCGGTGCTGGCCTAATTTAACGGGGGCTGGGTGACCAGCTCCCATTAAGGAGAATCTAATATGCCCATTCCAACACTTACTCAAGCACTATCAAATGTGTCGGCAAACAAAGACTTGTTGGCAATTCGGAATGCTTTATCTCCGATTTACGACCGGTTTAGTTCGTGCGCACATAACTCTTCCGGTCTTGTCATTAAGACTGGCGGCAGCGCTTTGGCAAAAACCGGATCGACGGCTTGGTACGGAGCTGCTAAAGGTGTTTCCGTTACGATTGCTGCATCTACCGATATGCCGGCGTTGTCAGGTAGCATTACGGCAGCTTCTTACAACGTGTTTTGTTTCTTCATTGACTCTGCTAGCGTCGTTACCTCGGCAATGGGCACTGAAGCAACCACGTTGGCTGGTGTTGATTTTCCGATGTTTCCGCTTGGCAAAGCACTGGTTGGTTACTTGATTGTGACCTACGCCAGCACGTTTGTTGGTGGAACCACGGCGCTTGATACAGCTACTACCGCGTATGTCAGTCCTATCGGGCCTTTTAACCCGAACGCACTTTTGTAGCATAAACCAATGGAACCACGGCGTTCTTTTTGAACTGCCAACCCATTAAAAAGGAAAATGAATCATGGCTACTTTTTATCAGCTGTCCGGTCTTACCCTTAACCACGTCAATGCAGGTCTTGTTGCCGGCACTACCAGCACCTACACCACCACGGCAACTACTGTTTGTTCTATTAACGGTAAGTTTGCTACCGGTCTGACCGCGCAAACTAACACCGCAACGCCGACCACCGATGCTACAAGCGGCGCGGTTTTTAACGCTGTGCTGGCTAACTATTGCTGCTCGTTGGTGTACGGTGTTAACGCCGCGGGTGCAATTAAACTAGCGCAAGGCCCGTCTGTCGCCACTGCAGCCGGCGTTACGACGACTGTTGGTGCTTTTATCGCCGCTCCGCAATTTCCCGCGCTGCCGGATGATTTTTGCCCAATTGGCTACCAAATTGTGCGTGTCTCGCCTACCGGCGCGTCGTTCACACCGGGCACCACCAGCTGGACAGCTTCAGGCATAACTTGTTCAACTATCAAAAACATCGCAATGCTGCCGGATCGTCCGCAGATTGCGTAACCGCAACCCCGGGGGTCTAAATAGCCTTCGGGAGTACATAAGGAAACCTCAATGGATGCAGTAGACACTCCTGTTCGCAGAACTCGCCGCGAAGTTCACGTTGGCGATATCAAAATTGAACAAAAAGCAGATATTGAGTCCATTGAGGACTTTAAGCCTGACATCATTGTTGCGCAGCCTTTGCAAAGCGACTATGCCAACGCGCTGGCATTTAACGAAGAGCCAGTCACTATTCGGCTGGAACCTTCGTCTGAAAAGTTTGCTTCACCCTGGGTGCCTTGCTGGGTAAATGGTAAAGGGGCTGAAGTTCTAATGAACAACAAATGGGTAGAATTTGGCTATCTTCCCGTTTCAAAACAACTTACCATTAAACGTAAGTATGTTGAAGTGTTGCTGCGCTCCAAACGAGATTCGGTGCAAACCAACGTGATTGAGCGTGATAATGAAGACCCGCGTAACCTTGTTGAGCGGTCAACTTCTTCTACTGCGTTGTTTTCCATTATCGAAGATCGCAACCCAAAAGGCGCGGAATGGGCGACGGAACTTCGCCGCAGAGCAGGGTAAAATATGAATTTTTTGAGCTTGTGCCAAAGGATGCGGCAGGAATGTGGTATCTCCGGCTCAGGCCCAACTACGGTTGTAGGCCAGTCTGGTAACCTGCAACGTATCGTAGACTGGGTGAACACGGCTTGGATAGATATTCAGACCACTCACCAAGACTGGGGATGGATGCGCACTAGCGCGTCCTTTGTCACCGTTAGCGGACAAGCTATGTATGCGTTAGGCACTGGCACTAGCACTACTGGTGTCAGTGTAGCCACGTTTGGCATGTGGAACCGCGATACGTTTCGCAACTACACTACTTCAGTAGGTACCAACAGCGAAGTGTTTATGGATTTTATTCATTACGACACTTGGCGAGACTCCTACATGTACGGGGCTTTGCGTAACACCACTACGCGGCCGCTGCAGATGAGCATTGCGCCCGATAAATCTATCTGTCTTGGGCCACCCCCAACAAACGCCTATACCATAACGGGAGATTATTACACTGCTCCGTTAAGTATGACCGCAGACACGGACACGCCGGCGCTGCCAACGCAATACCAGATGGCTATAATTTATAGGGCCATGATGTCGTATGGCGCGTATGAGTCGGCACCTGAAGTGTATCAACGAGGTGAGCTTGAATTTGGAAAACTGATGCGTCGTATGACGGCGGATCGTATGCCAGAAACCACTTGGGCGGGGGCTTTAGCGTGAAAATGTCACCTGTAAAGTATAATGCTGTTACTTTGCAAGGTGGCTACGACCTTTCTACGCCGTCGCTTTTGTTACGCCCGGGTGCATTTAGAAACGGTCAAAATTTTGAAATAGCGGTTACCGGCGGGTACGCGCGCGTAGGTGGGTATGAGCGGTATGACGGACACCCGTCACCTAGCTCCGCTGACTATACGGTTGTGCAAGTAGTGTCTTTTACAAACACCCCCTCTGTCGGCCAAACTATTACGCAAGCCACTAGCGGCGCAACAGGCTACATAATAGTTGTTGGCAGTAACTATGTGGTGGTCACTAAAGTTACAGGAACGTTTGACGAAACCCACGCCATCACAACTCCCGGCCCTGTTGCGGTAGGTACTGCAACTATAGCTACGGTTGTTTTTACATCGCTGCAATCCGCACAATACCTAAATCTTGCGGCTGATGTTTACCGCTCGGACATTAGCGCGGTTCCTGGCTCCGGCGCTGTGCTAGGGGTTGTATCGACTATTTTTAG